AAAACTGTTGCCTGGGGTGAATGCAGTACCTGTTGGAGTTGTGGTTCCTGTTACCACAGTGGCACCTAACACAGCTCGTTCAAGAATTCCAAATGTGCTATTGCTGTTAGGCAAGGTGAGTGATATGGCAGCATCGTATTGAACATAGGTGGTGCCAACTGGAATATTTTTGCCACCTCCAGTGGGATCCAGTGCATACAACGCTGCGGCATCATTGAGATACACGCCAGATGTCTGTGATACCCAAGTATCCAATGCCGCACTGTATGTTTTGATTTTGAGACTCATACCAGCATTGGCTGAACTGAGATTTTGCCATACTGATCCTGTGGGTTCTGGTGTAGTATCAGTGACTCTCCAACGTGGAGCTTGGTAGCTGTATCCTGGGAAATAATTTGGAGCACGATATTCTATGCCGTCGATGCCCAGAGCAGTCAGCAATGCTGCACCGCCATTGGGGCCAGGTATGACTGAAATTACACCGCCACTGGCAGTAGACCCGTCGTTGGTGGCAGATGAACTAGCATACAGTGCCAGGCTTCCGCCAACATTGGCAGCAGTCACACCAGTGATATTGGCAGCGTTGATCACTGCCGCAAATCCAGTAACTGTGTTGGTTACACCAACAGCCACCAAGGTACCGTTGAGGTACATGTTATTGCCTTGTGTCAAACTTACCGGAGTTGTGGTTCCAGTCACTGCGGGCCATGATGTTTTCCATGCATCACTTCCGACCAATACCCATGTATTGCTAGAATTTTTGTAGTAGCCTGGATTTGCCAATGATACTGCACTCACAGCATAATCGCCAATGCTGCCCACAGTGGTAATTGGGGTATAGTTGCCGCCGGCATAATCAACCACCAAATTAGTATCAGTGATCACGATAGGAGTTTTTGTGGTAAATGTTGCAGAAGTTTGATTCCATTCTTGAATGCCCCAAACACTGGTGCTAGTATCTAACCAGTAAGTGCCATTGTTGGCATTGCCTGTGGGACGACTCAAACTTGCAGTTAGTTCTGTCAAGTCAATGTCTACACGCTGAATATACGCACGATTTGTAACACCCAGTGCTGAGTACGCAGCCAACAAACCATATTCGTTGAGCTCGTAACCGTTGATGGGAGTGCCAGTTGTGGTGTTGTAGAAGAATGGCACACCAAATGTGGCTGCCAAATCACGCTGACTGGTGATGAGATAAGTTTTGTTTGCGTTGGCAGCGGTTGTACCGGCTGCTACACCTACTCCAGCAGCATCAGCTTTGTTCTGTGCTGTAGCAATTAAAAAATAGGGTACTGTGTTGACCGCAGAAGGGATATATTGACTCTCGTCAATTACTTGTACTTCTACGCCTGGTGATACTAGTGCCATGGTTGGTTCCTTTTCAAGTTATTGATATTTATAGGCATACCTAAAAAAACCCAGTTTACGGCGCCCTTTGACAAAGGTCCAGCCCATAAATACCCCATGAGACCCATATGTCGAGCCTGCAATCAACGCCCTTGTGCTGTAAACTATATCAAAGAAGATGTCACACACTATCGTTCAAGATGCGAGACTTGCCAACGCAAAAACAAGGGAATCAAACCCAGAGAGCCACGTTGGAAGTCTGCAGGATACAAGAAAAAACCCGCATGTGATAGATGCGGGTTTCGAGCAAGACTGGCCAGTCAACTGTTAGTGTATCATATTGATGGTGATCTCAACAATGCTACTGTAAGAAACTTGCGCACAGTTTGTCGTAACTGTGTGGAAGAAATAGCTCGAACAGAAGTCACTTGGCGGGCGGGTGATCTTGAACCAGACGCTTGACCTGTTGGTATAGGTCATCCAATGTGCTGTTGTTATCTAGTACAACATCAAATCGTGTGCCCACCCATGACGTTTCCGAAGCATGCACACCCAGTTGTTCTAGTTTTCGCCCACTCAGTGCCCAGGTACTGTTGCCGTTAGGACCGCGGTTTACACTCACAGCCGCATCATACCACTCAGGTTCGGGACCACGTACTACACGCACCACTATGCCACCCGATTGTTTGATAGCCTTTATTTCGTTGGGGAATCTGCAATCGCTTATGACAACATCGTCTTTTGAATTGCGCAGTTTGTTTTCTAAACTGGCAATCCAGATGTCATCGTGAAATCCTTTGCGACATACTTCTGTACCCCATTGTTGTAGAATGTAACGAGGAGTCAACTGTGGTATGCCCAGGCGTTGAGCCCACCAAGGGTCCACTTGCTCACGCCACTCACGGGCCATTTTTGTGCGACCTTCCAGCATGGTTCTATCCCAGCCAAACACTTGTGCCACAGCGTCTTTGAGTGTGTTGGCAAAGCTCTCTCTTCGGAAGTGATGTAGATTCACAAGATAGTCTGCAATAGTATCTTTGCCTGAGCCAATAAATCCACAAATTCCAATGATCATGCCAGTTCCTTGATGTTTAAATGTTGCAAGGTTGCTTGTAGCATGTCAATTTGTCTGCGGCAGTCTTCCAGCGCATGATGACTGGTAGGAGGCTTGGGCAACCCTGGATACAGTTTATATACCGTTCTTGCATCACAGATCTTATAATATTGCCAGGGCAGTGGTTTGCCGTAACTCTTGTAGGCATGCTCAAGTATGTTGGCATCGTATGTGGGCCCGTTCATCCAGATGCGATTGCATTTCCAGCATAACTTATGAAGTTCGTCCAAGGCCTGATCTAGTGGAATACGGCCCACTTCATTAAACGCTTCGTCACGTGCGGCTGCAGGCTGTGTAGCCCACCAGTCTATGGTGCCTTGTTCAATGGTACGATTTTCTTGGCTTTCAAGATCAACTCTAGCATAGTACTGTTGTTCATAGTAGCCTGAGCCAAGCGGATCAAATGCCTGTGCCGCAATAGTCAATATTGTGGTCTCAGGGCCTGTTGCCAAACCTTCAATGTCAATCATTAAGTCCATGCCGTATTATAGCAGGATTTTTGAAAGAAGTGTACGGAGTTTAACCAATAACCCATGTAAGTGGCTGACTTCCATCCACGTACATTTTGAGTTGTTCAATTAACGCATCCATTTGAGTCTGTGCTTCTGACTTCCTGGCGCCACCGTTTAGTTGGCCGCCGCCTTGTGGTCCGGCAATGGTGGCAAATTTTTCACGTGCTTCACCAATGATCATTTTACAGTTGGCCACCATGTAGTCTCGGATCCACTGGCTGATTTGGTAGTCACTTAACAAATTGATTTCGGGTTTCAAATTATAGGTCCAAAGCAACACGGTTTCGCCAGTGCCTCTTGGGTCACGAATCAACTGCAATTTCTTTGTGACAGGATTCCATGTGTAGTTCATGTACGCACCAAACATGCGTCCTGCCAGCTCAATATACTGACTATAGAAGTCGTAAGTGGCCAGTCCACCTGCCACGTTGAAGTTCATCAAGTACACGTTGATCGAAGCCTGTGCGAACGGATCAAAGTTTGATGCAAACGGGCCTGAACTGTCACCAAATGTTCTGCGGAAAATTTGACGCACTGAGATCACTTCTTGTGGCAGTTCATAGATATTGACGTCCTGAACCAACTGCATGAAGCTGTAACTTTCTTCATAGGCGTTGTTGGCTCGTTGACGGTAAGTGCCTATGGTCTTTTGATAAGCAGCCTCGTAGTGTGAGGGATCTAGTTCTAGGTCAATGATATCACCGCCCAACTGAAGCTTGACATACTCAATTAAGTTCTGCTTCAGTGTGGACAGTGATTGTTGTTGCTGTTCTGGCATTTGGGACTCCAAGTCCCTGTATTTACCAGGCTTTTAGTATCATCAAGTTCTCAGTGCCGCGTCCGTTGAACGGGGTCTCGGTTGTAGTAAGGTCCTTGTAGATTTTACGTGCTGCCGGCTTGCCTGCGGCTTGTACTGCCTTGACAACATCTGCTGGCTTGCGCACAGTTTTTTGCATGGTTTCCACAGTGCTGAAACCAATGATGCTGTTTGACTTCACAGTAAACGCCTGTGTGTGGCTGTCAGCCACAAGATGGATCAACTTGCGTTTTTTGGTGTCATACAACCAGGCTTCTGCTTTGTCCACTAAACTTGCGGCTGGTAAACCTTTGAGTTTGAGCTCGGCAAATTCCATCAAGACCTTGAACTTGGCGGCACGTTTTTCCGGACTCACAGGCTTGACCTTGCGTGGC